ACTTAAAGAAAAAATGTAATTTTAAACTATGAATGTGGTGTTGGTGGTGTTGCCATCCATTTGAGGGTACGGCTTTAAGCATGCCTCATAAACACGACGAACGACGAAACAAATTTTATACGTCCGGTAACTTCTGTTCATGGAGTTGTATGAAAACGTACGCAATAGATAAGTATGGGTGTAATCGTGGTGGACTTATATGCGGTAATATGGTTATGATGCGCCGAAAACTTTTCGATAAGATAGGACAAATAAAACGAGCTCCGCATAGACAAAGATTAGCTGTGTTCGGTGGTGATTTAACTATTGAACAGTTTAGGGAAAATAATGTAGTCGACGTAGAAAAACCTAAGGAAATAGAAATTGAACCTGTACCAGATAGAGTTATACCTATCGTTTCAAATACGAAAAAACTGAGCGATATAACAAGTTCGACGGGGAAAAACGAGACGTTACGTTTGAAAAGAGAAAAGCCACTCAAACGAAACGAGAACAATTTAGAAATGGCTTTAGGTTTAATTATTAAAACCAACAAATCCTAATCGTTTCCTTTGTTTATTCGTGGGACGCGATTTTGGAAGACATGGTGTTCTTTTAGAGTGAATCCATGTCTTACCATCGTAGGCGATCCATTTGAGTTCGTACTTATCTATGACTTTTCTACACAAAACACACGGTAGTGATATTCCGTCACCGTAACTGGTTTCGCGTCGTATCACTAATGTTCCGCACTTCCTGTTAAGCCAGGATTTGAATTGGTGTGCACGGTACCCCCTTTTTAAAAAATCGTGTTTAAGATTTCTTATAAGTTTTCTTTCCGCGCAACATAAACAATCACTTTTTACCTCATTTCTTAATTTGGTCGTATAAGTAACAACGGTTGTATAGGACATTGCATTGTTTTATACGAGCGAATTATTTTTAATATCGTTACAATTATTACAAAAGTTTCCGTAGTATACGAACGAACAATGGTCGCACTCGTTTAGAACGCGAACCCGTTTTTTATTAAGTTTATTTTGTGTGTACATGATGAGATCTCTGACCGTATATATTCCATACATTACCATAGTTTCCAAGTTTGGAAATTTCATTGTATTTATAAAACAAATTGAAACTTTATACTATTTATTTATCGAAAACATCCGAACATTTTTTTGCACCCTGTACTCGTTTTTAACATGAGCGCAAAACTATCGATCATACCGGGTACCATAGCCTTAAGAAGTGTTTCGAATTCGGTATCGGTATCGCCTTCGTCGATTTGTTCGATTATCGAAAAGATTAAATCCATTACAAGATCTTTTTTATCTGGACCAGATATATTTTTAAGGTTTTGAGCTTGAAGCATGAGCGTAGAAACGAGAACACACACGTTTTCTTTTGTGATACGTTTACCTTTGTACCTTTCGACGATTTTTTTCATTTCTAAAGCAACGTCTTTTGACTTTTTTGATTTAGAATCATAGTTCGCGACAATTTTTTCAGGGGTTTGTGACATTTTATACTCTTATAAGAATTAATTTCTTTAATAAATATAATGAACACCGACGATAACATAGCAGTTTTAGCCATGATATTCGGTACCGTCGAAATGATGTATTACGCTAGGGACTTATTTAATACTAAAACAATGAGAGCTTATAGTCTCGAACAGGTTTTGATAGGTATACTTGCATCTACCCTTTGGATTGTTTACCAGTACAGAAAAGGTGCTAATGTTTCCGCGACATACTCAGTTATTGGTTTACTTTTGAGTTTGTATGTACTGAAAAGGTTATTAAAGGAGAGGAAAGATGATAAAAAAAATGATTAACCGTTCCTTAAACTTAAAACTTCAATTTTCACCCATACGACCAAAACACAAAAAGCTTAGACGCCCTGTGACGGGTTCAAACGAACCACCACCTGGACCTAATTTACCATTCATAGAAGCCGTTAACGGTCGAGCGGCAATGTACGGCTCTGTGTTTGGAGCAACAAACTGGTCGCTTACGGGTTTGAACGTTATAGAACAAACACACCATTTACCATTTTCACTTTTAGGTTTATTTTCTACTTTGTTAGCGACGTATAGTGTAACGAAAGCGTTTACGACGTTAACAGAGGAGGAGTTTGAATCATTCGCCATGCGTAATGTAGGACGTGGTGCTATGGTCGCATTCACGGGATTGACTGCTGCTGCTATTGCTAATGTATGAGTTTTTAGCTACGTAAGTTATAAAATCGATCATTTTCATTTTTTCTTCTAAAGAAAATGTCCCTGCTCTACGAACCACGTAGGCCAGGAGCATGAGTAAAAGGTAAATGGATTCTCGTATCTCCATTATTAATATTTACTTCGTTTATAAAATCCGTATATACACGCTAAAACAAAAACACTTATAAACGCACCGAGTGTGATCCACCCCTGTTCTTTCTTTTTATCTGTGGATACACTTTCACAGTCTGGGTTTTTCAATATATCCATGGCTATAGCCGCCGATATTATACCGAATAAACTGTATATTATCGTGAACAGAATCGCTTCGTTTTCTACGAGTTTCATGAGAAACATACCCGCGGGTATAGATACAGCTACGGTCATTGCATACTTTAAGTACTTTTCGAGATCTTTATACTTTTTTGAAATGTCTACTGAACTAGAACTACAGTTTTTGTTCAGTTCTATGGCATTATAGGATGTCCATATATAGACACCAGCAAGAACTATAATTAAAAAAACTGTAAAAAATCCTATTTCGGATTCAAATCTACTCATTTATAGTATAAAAATATTTTTTTATATCATAGATTCGTATAAGTTGTCTTGTCCTGATTTTATAAAGTTATAGTCGCCATTTTCTTTCCATCTATTATCCTGTTTCTCAATAGATTTTATGTGCCACATGGCTATACTTGGATCGGCTTGTAAATTTATTATTCTTTCTGCACCCGTTATGGTTTCGTGTAAGTGTTTACCCCACATTATTTGTTCCAATTTTCTGAAAACTCGACCCTGATAATCTGGCCAATTTATCCAATCGAGTTCATTTGTTCTAAACTTACACTTTTCGAGCCATTCTTGTGTAAACCCCGGGTGAATATTTATTCTCGGTACCAAAACTAAATCCGCCTTTGAATCTTCTAACATTTTTTTAATGTTTTTAATGAGTTTTTCCTTTGGCATTTCGTCTGGGTCTATAACGAATATGTAATCACCGGTACACTTTGTGATATGATAATTCCTGTGTTTGGCAAAGTCGCCGTCGTTAAATTCTCTCTCACACGTAACTATTTTATCACCAAAATACTTTATAACATTTTTAACATTTTCAGTAACGTGCGTAGTATCTATTAAAATATTAATTTCATCTTCTTCATCTTTGACTTTTAGTAAGAACGATACGAGTGAAAATAAATCGCGGGATTCATTACATACACAAATAGCGTAAGATATTCTCATTATATTAAAGAAAAGATAGTAATCTTTAATATAATGCCTGAATTAGAGAATAAATTTTTACATATATGTGAAAAATTTAAAAAATACGTGGTTCCATATAAAACAAATTTTAATAAAATTAGAATTGGTGGTGATGGTGATGGTGGATACGTTATATGTGATGGTTTACCCGACTATGATTTTTTATATAGTTATGGTTGTGATGATAATATTATATTTGAAAAAAGTTTTTATGAAAAGTATAAGAAGGAATCGTATGTATATGATCACACAATTGATAAAATAACGGAAAAACCGGATTTTATTCATTTTTTTAAAGAAGGTGTTTCATACAAAAAAGAACAAAATATGGACACTATAGATAATCATTTAATACGTAATGAACATACACATTGTAAAAATTTATTTGCGCAAATTGACATCGAAGGATGTGAATGGAATATATTAAACGAAAATTTTAAATATATAGATAACTTTTCACAAATTGTATTAGAATTTCACATGCCATTAAACCCACATCATATAATACAAATGGAAACTTATTTTGACAATGTTTTTACATTATTAAATAAAAAATTTGTTTGTGTACATGTACACGCAAATAATAGTCCTATACAACCATGGGTAGATTCAAATTTTCCACGTATTTTCGAAGTCACGTATGTGAGAAAAGACTTAGTTGAATTTAGTGAAATGGAAACGGAATCGTATCCAATTATCGGATTAGATTCCCCAAATGATAGTAATCGTGTAGATCTTAAATTAGATTATTGGTTAAATACGATAAAATAAATATATATATTATATATATGTCAATTCATACAATTGGAGATAGTCATTCTCAGAATGGATGGAATGGAATAATAAATCATCATTTAGGTCCAGTTTTATGTTATAGTTTTGGTAAGGAAAAAATAAATAGATGTGATATTCGCAACTTCAATATTCTAGATGGAGACACTATTATTTTTTGTTTAGGTGAAATTGATTGTAGATGTCATATTCATAAACATATAAGTGATACAATAACATATAAGGAAATTATAAACAATATCGTTGAAAATTATTTCGAAGCAATTGAATTAAATGTATCCATCTCAAAAATTAAGCTAAAAAATGTATGTGTTTATAATGTTGTTCCACCTATTCAAAAATATAATACTCATGAAAACCAGGAATATCCATATTTGGGAAGTGACGAAGAACGAAAACAATACGTTTTATATTTTAACGAAAAACTAAAAGAAAAATGTATTGAAAAAGAATATATATTTTTTGATGTTTATAATAATTATATAGATGAAAATGGATTTTTAAGAAAAGATTTAAGTGATGGAAATGTTCATATTAATAATGGCATTCATATAAGTAATTTTATAAAAGAAAATTTATAACATTCGAAGAAGCTTTAAAGAATTAGTATTTTATATATTAATATGTTCGGTAAAATTCATGGGAGGTTTTTTTTACAACAAGATCTCGGTATATCGAGTGATGATACACCATCTACGTTTACACTTTCTGAACTCATAGAGACTTACCCATATTGGCAAAAAATAGTAGAGGAATTAAGAAATAATTATGATACCGTTAATTTGTGTACAATGTTCGAAACAAACGATGTACATCCAGAAATTATAGAAAAAATGAAACTTTTTGATGAAGTTATAGTACCATATGATTATCTTAAAGATATATTATTGAAACACGGAGTTAAATGTAAAGCACTAAATTATTGGACATCTTCACTCATTCGTTCGAAACCTAAAGTAATACATAAAACACGTGATTCTTCAAAACTTGTGTTTTTATATAATGGAACTAATGATATTCGTAAAAATGTAACAACACTCACAAGAATTTTTGCAAATGTACTTGAAAATACAGAACATATACTTATTGTTAAAACAAATAAACCTGATAATTTAACAATAACTAAGAATATTAGAGTTATAACGGAGCGTATTTCTGATGAACAGTTAGCTTCTCTTTTCAATTTGTGTGATTATTGTGTGACGTGTACAAGGGGTGAGGGTGTTGGTTTATTACATTTAGAAGCTAAATATTTTAATAAACCTATAATTAGTCACGATAAAGGTGTATTTAAACAACTTGGTGTAGATATAATACCATTACCATCTAATGAGGTTGATATAGATTATACATATGTACCAGACTTTCTTAATAAAGTATTTTATGGTAAATGGTGGGAAATAGATGAAAATAAATCTGTAAAAGTCATTAAAAAAATAATATCCAACTAAATATATGTTCGAATCTGATTTGGAGTATATCGATGCGCTTAATGCTGATAATGTTAATAACATGGCGCAACTCGAAAACATATTAGAATTTCATAATATATCCATGTCCAAAGATGATAATAAGTATAT